GACCTCGATGCGCGCCTCGCGGCTGTCCTCACCGTACTCCTTGATGATCTGCTCGTAGACCACCTTGTCGGTGCCCTCGACCGTGCGGGCGTCGATGTTGCGCGTTGTCCAGAAGTCCCGCTTGCCGTTGAAGCACTCGTAGAAGTACCCGGTGTTGCGCCGGGGGTTGCTGAACGCGAGCCAGTACCGATCGACGATGGGCTCGGTGAAGAAGCCCGCGGCCACGGACCAGATCCCGTCCGGAATGCCGCTGGCCTCATCGAAGATGACCATCATGCCGTCCTGGTTATGCACCCCGGCGTAGGCGTCAGGGTTCTCCTCGGACCACAGCTTCCCCTCGGCGCCCCAGTAACGAGTGCCCTTCTTGAGATCCCGCTCGACCAGCGTGGTCATCCACGCAGCGGGTACGAGCTTGGTGGCCGACGGCTCCCACCAGTGGGCGTTGATGACCATCGTGGCCCATTTGGTCAGCTCGCCCCAGGTCACGTTGCGCAACTGGCTCTCGCTGTTGGCCGAGACGATGACGGTCGATCCAATGCGAGTGGTGAGCATCCACAGGATGAGCCAACTGACCAAGGCCGATTTCCCGATCCCCCGCCCCGAGGCCACCGCTGCACGCAGGGCCTGCAGCACGGCGTCAGGCGCCCGGTTCTCCCGGATGTGCCTGGTGATTGTCCTGAGCACGTCCCTCTGCCAGCGGCGCGGCCCGCTGAACCGCTCCAGCGGGGTGTTCTTCTGCCCCCACGGGAACGCGAACAGCACGAACGCCTCGGGGTCATCGACGATGGTCTGCGACCACAACTGAGACATGAGCATCTGCTCATCGTCGGGTGCGTAACGCGGCTGCTGTGCCATCAGTCGTCGCTGCTGTGCTCGATGCGAGGTGTGTCCACCCCATCGTCGATGTCCACCGTCGTCACGTCCGTCAGCAGCCGTGATCGTGCCTGCTCCAGTGCTGCTGTGATGCTGATCGACTGGTTGACCTCCACCTGCTTGATGTCGCCGTACTGCTTGCGATTGTCGGCGCCCATGAGCCACTTGTAGGTGTCGATCTTGAGTTTGGACCGAGCGACGTCCTCGACGCTGTCCTCAGCCTCGGCAATCTCCACGATGCGTCCCGCCCACCACTCGGTGCGAAGCTCCTTCGCCTCCTTGTAGCGTTCGTAACGCTGGGGGTCACGCTTGATCCACCTCCAGAAGGCGTCGTACTCGATGTCGCGCAGATCGTCCCTGACGATGGCGTTGAGCGAGCGCCCCTTGGTCATCTCCGTGAGCACGCGCTCGAACATGGCGGCGAACGAGGCATCGAGGAGCGCACGAGTGGCTCGACGATGGTCTGCTGGACTGATGTCGAGTGGCGTTGCTGTTGCGACAGTGTGACTCGGCGTCAGCCAGTCGGGAACGGACGGCTGAGCGAGGGCCTGGGTTTGCTGCTCCATGCCGGGATGGTATCACGATGGTTGGTCGAGTTGGCAACCTTGGTTGATGTGTCGCAGTGTCACTGGCGGGGGTGATGGCAATGTTTCAATGGGTTACTGGTTCAATGGAGAATTTAAAAAATTGTGCGCGGGTCCTACGTTTTTGGTCACTGCCCCGCCGCCCATCGTTGGGGTACCCCAGCGCCCAGGGAGCCAGGGCTCCGCCAGCATCCGGCCGCCCTTGATCCATCGGGCCATTGCCCAGGCCGGAACCCTGCTACCAGGGTGCAATGGATCAAGGGTTGACCCGATGGAGCGCAGAATCCGGGGCTCAACGTGCCAATGGGCGCGGGTTGGATTGACCCGACGCAACCTGTGACACTGTGCCTTTGCGACCCGGGGGTCAATATCGAATTGACTCATTGCTCTTAATTCCCCGCATCCCCCCCCCCCGCCACCAGTCACAGTGTCACAGGTTGCATCGGGTCAACCTGTCACCCCATTGGCACAATGACCCTATGCTTCACTGGGACAATCCACCGTGTTATGATTGCGTCATCGGGTCAACAGGTGACCCGGCAACCAGGAGATCAAGACATGAACAAGTCAGAGCAAAGGGAAGTCAACAAGATCATCGCCTACGCGCCGCACCTTGGCGCCGACTTCGCAGCTCGTGCCCTGTCCGCCCTGTACCGCGCCAGCATGCGCAACAAGGCCAAGACTGAGATGCTGTCTCTCGCCATCGCATACGGGTGGAACAAGTCACCCGACTTCATCATCTAACGTCAACCCGGCGGATCTTCGGATCCGCCCATCATCGGAGCCTGACACCATGCGCAAACCTCTCCCCTTCCATCGTCGACTCGGTCGTTTCATTGATTGCAACCCCGGTCAAGTGTTCACCTACGCTTTCGCCACTGTGTTCGGGCTTGCACTCGGCACGCTCGTTGCACTCGGTATCTGAACGGAGAACCACACCATGGCAAACACCAACAGCCTAATCGTGTATGACGGCCCGTCCATCATCGATGGCAAGCCCATCGTCGTGATCCTCACGGGCTTGGCCGATAGCAGCGAAAACGCAAAGACCGGTAACCTCGTTCAATCGTTCATCATCCGGTCCGACGTCGCGCCACACGATGCCCTGAAGACCGGAGACGATGCGAGCGTGTGCGGGCTTTGCCCGCATAGGCCAATGCTCGCGCGCGCTACTGGTGATGCCCCGTGCTACGTCAAGGTGCACGAGTCTGTTCTGTCAGTCTATCGGGCATACCGTCGCGGGTCCTACGCGCGCGCAACATCGGTTGATCAAGTGCGCACCGTGTTGCGCAATCGAAAGCTTAGGCTTGGCACTTATGGCGACCCTGCGGCCGCGCCCGTGGAACTGTGGGCGCTACTGGTGTCGCTCTCTTCCGGCCATGTCGGGTACACCCACCAGTGGCAAGCGCACGGGTTCGACGCGCGCGCATGGTCGCCACTGGTGATGGCATCCGCTGATACCGCTGCAGAGGCCGCACAAGCCACCACGCTAGGTATGCGTTACTTCAGGGTGAGCATCGGGGTGGATCGCAAGCCCCTAGAAGTGACATGCCCCGCCAGCATTGAGGGCGGCCGCAAAGCCCAGTGCAGCGACTGCATGCTGTGCGCAGGGACGTCAAAGCATGCTCGTTCCATCGTTATCGCTGACCATGCTGCCGGGCATGAAAAGCGGGTCATTTCAATTCGTTCAATTTGAGAGGTACACCATGATCACACTTACCACGGACTACAAACGGGAAAGCATTACGGAAACGTTTCCGACAATTGATGACGCGACTACCGCATACGCTGACGCCGACTGGGCGGCATGCCATCAACCCGGAAACGATATCCGCCGGATCACCCTGCGGATTGACGGCGCCACTGTCAAAACCAAAACCTATTGAGGTGCGCACCATGTCCCGCAGCAACCCCATGCACCACGCCACGCCACCACGGCCCCACCCGTGGCCGTTCCCCGTCACGCTACCGGCCCCCGGCCACGCCCCGGACCCCAAGCCCCTGCGCGCGCCAGCGCCCTATCCCACCAATGCGCCAGCGGCGCCCTTCTGAGGAGATCTCAAGATGTACGGACCCGCCATGCCATGTATGGACCCGGATCGGCCCCTGAACGCTGAGGAACTAGCAGACGAACGCTGGGAAGCCCGCCGTGGCCGCGTTCGCACCCGTGCCCACATCGAACGGCTCGAAACTGCCCTACGCTGGGCGCTGGAGCAAATTGAGGATGACCTAGACCTAGACCATCAGGCCGCCCTGGCGGATGCTTGGGAACTGTTGGAGGATGAGCAATGATCCGCAAAGGCCAACCCGTCACCATCCACCCGCAGTGGCGCGACCCGGGCGACGAAAACGTGCGATTCGTCGCGCTGGAGGATGAGGACGGCGGGCGCGTCCTGATAGGCGCGCTGGGTGTCCTGTCTCGGTTCATCCCGTCGCAAGTGGTCACCACGGACATGCTGGAGGCCCTCGAATGATCTACGCCCTTCTCGCCGCCCTGGCCGCCGCCATCATCGCCGCTATTCTCTTGGGAGATTAAATCCAATGACCACACAATCGAACGAACCCAAAGCCCCCGGCAAACCCGGCCGCCCCCGGGTGAACGCTAAGCGCGAAACGGCCACCGCCGCCCGTCTCCTGGCAACCCAAACCCGGCTGGGCCTGACGGATGCCCGCATGGCCAAGTACCTCGGGGTTCCCCTGAGCACCTGGCGCAACTGGGCCTGCGGGCACCGGGAGCCGGGAGCCGTCACGGCTCGCCTGCTCGACGTGCTGGACGCCGTGGAGTGCCTGGCGCCCGAGATGCACAAGCACCTGCTGCCGTAGGGGTGCGCGCACCAAAGAAAAACCCGGCCTGGTGCCGGGTTTCTTTTTGCCTGGTAGCGCTCAAGCCGCCTTTTGATCCTTTTCATCCTCCTCGTCCATCCACTCCTCGAAGTGCGGCACCGTGCGCCGCTCAAGGCCCGCGATGGTGCGCCGCTCATCCTCGGCCCGCTGGCGGGCCTTGATGATCTCCGTGCGCTGCGTATCGAACGCATTCACCAGCGCCGGGTTGATCGCCCAGTCGGCCTGATGCAGATGCTCCCGCGACCCGTCATCGAGCCGCACAACCCACCCGGCCTCCTCCAGCGTCTGCATGGCACCGATCACCATGCGGTCCTGTAGGATGGTGCTCTGGACCTTCTCCATGCGCCGCCGTGCGCCTCGCTTGACCTCCGAGAGGGTCACCGTGGTCTTGCCCGCGCAGTGGTATAGCAGCCAGCCCTGCACCCAGATATCGAACGAATCCCCGGTGAACTCCGCCAGCGTGTACCGCAGCGCCGGGATGACATAACCCCGCACCATGCTGATGGCCCGCTCCAGCGTGGTGCGACTGACCACTGAAGAGAATGGGCACTCGATCACATGGAACAGCAGCGCGAGGCGGGCAGCAGTGCCCTCCAGCTTCCCGTAGGCGGTGAGAAACGCCGGGTCAGCCTCCAGCACCACCTCGTCGCGCTTGGACTGCTCGAACCAGAGTTGAAACTCGCGGAACAGCGTGAAGGCATCCGGGGCCAGCGTGTAGGTCTGCGCTGGGAGCGAGTAGACCAGGCGCACCAACTGGTCCCACCCAGCCGAGTGCGCCGGCGGGCCAGGCTCGCCGCGCCGGGTCTTGCGCGTGTCCAGGATGCCGGGGATGAACCGCTGCAGCAGGCCGTCGGTAGCCAGCGCCTCGACCGTGGCCCGGTAGACCAGCGGCTGGATGTTGCCGTAGACGCTCACCGCGAAGCACTCGGCAAGGATCGCCCCGCCACCTACCCGGTCATACTCGTACCGCCTCGCCTCGTAGGCCTGCACCCATGTCGAGCGGTCCTCGCCGCTCTGGCGGTCGCTCATCTTCTTGGTCCAGGCGGCCATCTCGTCCAGGTAGCACAGCAGGCCACGCGGCCGCTCTGCCGCGTAGCGCACCAGCTTCTGGCTGGTGATGTCGCTCACCTTCAGGCGCAGCGGCTGGGGCTGCGGTGGCAGGTCCGACACGGTGGGCAGCGCCGTGTTCCCCGTCACATCAAGGCTGGAGGCGGCGTCGAGGAACTCCTTCTTCGACACAGCATGCCGCGCCTCCAGCGCCTCCCAGTCGAGCATGCGCTTCTTGAAGGCCGGGTAATCCTCAGCCTCGATCTGGTGCAGCACCTCGACCATCGGCGATGCGCCCGGGGTCTTCTTGTCTGCGGGTGACCCGATGGTCATCAGCCAGATGATGGGCGGCACCTCGTAGCCCTCCATCAGCCGCAGCCGGGAGCGGGCATCGATGTGCTCGCTGACCTCGGTGGCCCGGTCGGCCAGGGCCTGCGGCCACCACTCCACGCGCATCACGGGCGCTGGCACCCGGCTGGACTCGATGAGCACCTGCGGCTGGGTCAGCGCCTCGGCGGGCTTGAACAGGGCCGATGCGTCCAGCGGGGGCTTCACCCAGCCCGACTGTCGGGCCAGGTGGAACAGGCTGCCGAGCTTGACCGCCGTAGCCTTGTCGGACTTGAACGAGCGCCACTGCGCACCGATGGCACGGTCACCCGGGTACTTGTCGGCGCTCTTGGCGCTCCACTGCTGCCAGGTGGTGAACGCACCGTCGAGGTCATTGGTCTGCGTGCCTGCCCAGTGCAGCGC